CAGGAGCCCATCAAGCAAAGCGTACTCCGATTCTTCAACTCGACCCCGAAGCAAACGAGGAAGTATCGAGCGTGAATCTCGGTCAGAGTGCCGAGGAGATGGGGTATTCAACTTGGATGGGTTATCTCACGAAGGTTGCATGTGCGATTTATCAGATTGACCCCGCCGAGCTCGGCTTCGTCTTCGGCGCGGAGGGAGTATCGACCTCTTTGAGTCAGGGAGGACCAGAGCAGCGCATCCTCGCCTCAAAGGATCGGGGCTTGCGTCCGCTACTGAGGCAGGTTCAAGGATGGATTAACCGATGGATCATTCATCCCATCGACCCCGAATTGAGCTTCAGGTTCGTCGGGCTCGACGCTAAATCCGCAGATAGTGAGCTCAAGCGACGAGTCGATGAAGTGAGCCATTATCTCACGATCAACGAAGTACGCGCAGATGCAGGGCTTGAGCCTCTGAAGTCAGGTGGCGACATCATCATGAATCAGACGTTCGTGACTGCGCTCATGGGAAGCGATGGCGCAGAGGGCGAAGTCTCTTCGTTTGGAGAACCCGAAGAGAGCATGGAGGATGAGGGCTCAGGGATTGCTGAAGAGAGCATGGAGGATGAGGGCTCAGGGATTGCTGAAGAGAGCATGGAGGATGAGGGCTCAGGGATTGCCGAAGAGGAGGAGGACGCTTTAGGAAAGAGTCAAGGACTCGTGAGAGTGAGTGTCGAGATATGAGTTACTCTGAGATCCTTAAAAGCTATCCCGCGAAGTACTCACACATCAACTTTAAGCCACCGAAGGGAGTCAAGGAGGCAGCGCAACGCGGACTTGATCTCCGAGAGGAACATGGGCGCGGAGGAATCGGAACGCAAGAGGCGGGAGAGTTGGGGATTGGTTCGGGGATTCAGCGAGCGAATGACCTCGTGAGTGGGGACCGCATGACCCCGAAATCAGTACGACGTATGAGGGCCTTTTTTAATCGTCATCGGACTTACAAGACTCGCGGCTATCACGACGACAAGACAAGTGCCTCTTATATCTCCTGGCTTCTTTGGGGAGGAGACGCGGGAGACCGATGGGCAGCTAAAGTTGTTGAGCAGATGGAGAGCGCAGACGAGAAGGAGAAGAAGAAATGAAAGTGACGTTAGAAGCGAGCGCGGAGGAACTTGGAAACCTATCCCGCGAAGAGCTGATTGCGCGCATTACGAGGGCAGTCCCGCGAGTCGTAGACTCAGCGATAGAGAGCGCGATGAGTAAGGGTAATGAGCGAGCGGATACTCCTGCGGAGCCTCATGAGCGCATCAAGGGGAGTAAGAAGAACCCGAAGGGCTCCGCGCGAAGTGCGTCGAGTGGTGCTTCAATTAAGCTGTCAGACTCGGTCATCGATGCACTTAAAGCAAAGGTTAAAGAGCACAACGAAAACGCGGATAAAGCTTGGCAACGAGTGACACTTGCTCAACTAAAAAGCGTTTGGCGACGCGGGGCGGGGGCGTTCTCTGTGTCTCATCGACCCTCACAAACTCGGTCTTCTTGGTCTTATGCTCGCGTTAATGCGTTCCTGAAGATCGTCATGGGAGCAGGCAACAAAAAGTACACTCAGGACGATGATCTCCTGCACCGAGACCACCCGAGACGCAAGGCAAAAAAGGCGCTAGAGCCTATGAGCAAAGCACGCGGGGGAGAGATCGACCTCGTCGCGGAGCTCGCCTCGCGAATGCGCGACCTCTATGAAGTGCGCCTGAGTGCTCTCGGAGATGATCTTGAGAGGCTGGTGTCCGATGACTCGTGAGGAACTCGCGGCGGAGACTCGAAAACTCGTTGCTTTGCACCATGATGCTTTTCTCGTTGAGCTCTTCGGGGAGGAGGGCTCGGGGCTCGATGAAGAGAGACTCGCAGAACTCCGAGAAGCGGAGCTCGTTGGAGACCTCTTAACATTCGCGGACGTGCCTCCATATGAGTTCATGTTGCTCGCCTCTCATGTGTTCGGAAATAACCCCGATCGCCTCGCAGAACTCAGAGAGCAGGGGATCGAGGAGTTTGAGCCTCTAGTCTCTGTGCAGCTCCGCGACTTGAGAAACACAGAGCGTTCAACGGTCGAGGTTCCAGAAATCGCGACTCCCTCAGCACCAGAGGAACCAGAGGATGCTCCCCCGCGTTCTCCTCCTCCCGCTCCCGATTGGATGAGCGTGGCTGAGCGGGGAGCATATGAGCGTCTTTCCTTACGGGCGGGTGAGTACATCAGAGGACTAGGAAACGCTTTGAGTGAGGAGCTTGAAAACGTAGCGGCGGAGGGTTGGCAGGGTGAGGAGATCATTGAAGAGGTAAACCCCGAACAACGAGCCGAGATGCTCGCCATACTCCGAGAGGAAGCGGCGAATGAGAGCGCAAGTGGCAGAGATGCGCGTCGGCTTGCGGGGACACTTGCGGATAGATCGAAGTACTACGCGCATAACTGGGAGCGCATCGCTCAAACCGAGTTACAGGGAGCGCACAACGAGGGGCGCGTGATCGCGGCAAGCGAGGCATATGGAGACGAAGCGCAGGTTGCTCGCATCCCCGAGAGCGGGGCGTGTGATCAGTGTCTGCGTGTCTTCACCGAAGATGGAAGACCTCGGGTCTTCGCCGTCGATGAGTTGACTGCTAACGGGGTCAATGTGGGGCGAAGTCGCGCTGATTGGCTCCCCACCGTGTTCCCCGTCCATCCAAATTGTCGATGTGATACAATCACAGTTCCCCAGGGTTTCGTTGTGACTGAAGACGGAAGACTGCGACGGCCCGAGACGTTGACAGAGGAGTCATGAAATGAGTTTTAAGTTTGCGAGTTGGGTGCGTGCCCTGATGAAAGGGATGGGGCATCGCTATATCAAACGTATCCCATATATGACTCCGAAGGGCCGACGCTACCGATACATTTATCGAGTGGATCATACGCATCGTGGAAAGCATGCCTTTCACGAAGATCACCTAGTTACAGGGACGAAGTTCGCGTTATCGACTGAAGATGGCGCTGAGTTTCATGGACACATCGAGTCTGTGGACGGCGATAAGGTGAAGTACGTGATTGATGACGGTCCGCAAAAGGGCGAAGTCGTCGAGACTACAAAACGAGAACTTGCTGCGAAACTGAACGAGGTTCATGGAGTGAGCGACAAACTCGCAGATGCACGAGACAAGGCGAGTGCGGATCTCGAACAAGTGAAGCAAAGTGGAGGTTCTGAAAAACAGATCGCTCGCGCTCGTCGGAGACTGCTCGCTCTCGGTGGTACTGAGGATAAAGACCCTTCTGTACGCGAGGAGACACGGGGCGCGGATGCTCCTGAGATCGCGCAAGAGTCCGAGCCTCAACGTTTTAGTGACATAAATCGAGAGTATCAACGCAGACTCGCAGAAGCACGAGACAAGGCCAGACAAAACTTAGAGCAGGTGAAGCGACGCGGGGGGACTAAAAAGCAGATAGCGCAAGCACGTCGAAAACTGCGTGCTCTCGGCGGAACCGAGACCGTTGACACTCGAGCGGCCGATTCAGAGGATCCCAAACCGACAGCGCAGTCAGCTTCTCCGAGCGGAGTGACTGATTCATCGGGGCAGTTGATGAGTAAGCGCACGCTACAAGAGATCGTCGCGGACATTGTAGAGACTGAATCCAAGACGAAGCGCCTCAATATAGCGGACCTTCATGGGGCCTTGTATCAGCGCGGGGTGTCGATTCGCCCTGGACAGCTGAAGGACTTGTTATCCGCAGCCAGTAGTCGAAACATCATCTCCCTCAAGCCGTGGACCGAGGGACTCGATAAAGTGGATTATCCTGAATACTTGATCAGTAGGCTTCAGGGGAACATGATGTATCATGTAGAACCTGCCAATGGTCCCAAGCGAGATCTCCCCGATACTCCCGCGACCGTTCAATCGAATGGACGACCTCTCTCTCTCGCAGAAGTATCTCAAGAAGTAGTGCGTAAACTGGGATCCAATGCGACATCGATCAAGGATCTGGAAGCGGGGTTGAGGGAGTCGGGGATGGATATCGAGACGGGGCATCTCCACGATCACTTGAACTTGCTCAATGAGAAGGGAATCGTCGCGTTTGAAGAGGATCGCATGCACACGAGAAATCCCGACGCAACGAGCTCTCTCGTTCGACGAGATGAGCAAGGAATAACTCGCGTATATGATAAAGTGAGACTAGCTCAATAGTGAGCAGTACATTGACAGAGGAGCCATGAAATGAGCTTCAAGTTTGCGAGTGGGGTGCGTGTCCAGATGACAACAGATTCGGGGCTACATTCCATGTTCGCGCAAATAAGACGTGCAACCTAAGATCCTCAGCATAGCAGGAGATGATGAATGCCATTTAAGAACGAACACGCAGCGCGTCAAAGTGACCCTGCACAATATTCCGAGTTTCGCCGATTCAAACCGCAGGGAGTCCCAGATGGCCTTGAGATGATTCTCGGCATCAAGGACGC